GATGTTTGCTGTTCCCTTGACCATAACTAAAAATTGTCGGCTATTTGTAGCTACAAAGTAGTCTGGAATGTTTCTAAGTAATGGGTTGATTAAGTGAAAATTCTTTATTGGGTCATTAAATTGGTCAAATCCTAGCCGAACACATTGAACCTGTTTATCTTTACAGTATTGCTCAAATAAAATCTCACCTTTGCTAGGTGCTTTATTCCTTTCAGCATAGGATTGATTGCCATTCATCGAGCTGCTTTGTCCTGATTGCGGTTAGATGCCTCTGTAGTTCTCCAAATATCTGCTCTTAGCTTTGCACCCTCTAAAAACCATTTAAGCTTTTCCTCATCTAACATGGCCACTTTAATACCTTCTACAATAACCAAATAGTCTGGGTGAGCTAATGAGTAAGCCTCGGCTCTGCTTACAGGCTCATTTTTGCAGTCTTGCATGAGCTGGGCTTTCTTGACCTTTAAAAAGTTTTCAAGGTAAACCCTTTGGCTTTTAGCCTCGGCATATTTAGGAGCATTTTCAATAATAAAGTTGATGGCTTTATTAGGATCAATGGCCGACATTGAATCATTTATTTCTTCTTTAGTTCCCATATTTTTTGCAAACCTTCCTTTAGTTGATTTAGGGCTACAACACCCCTCTTTTCTAAAACTTTACCTAAATACTGCCTTCTTTCTGATAATGTCATCTTAGATATATATTTAAGTTCACATTTAAATCTATATTCCTCAGAATAGGTATCATCAAATAAGTCCATCTTCTACCATTTGAATTCTGCTGCCAATCCATCTCATTACAGGAACTGCCATTGAGTTTCCAAGAGCTTTATATCTTGGGCCATCAGGGCAGTTTTCTTTGATATTAGTATAGTTATCAGGAAATCCCTGTAATCTTTCACACTCTACAGGTGTTAGCCTTCTTACTGCCATTTCAGGATAAATAGCAACCCCTTCTACAGGAGTTCCATTGCTTCTGAATCCGCTACCAGGATTAGCTCTCAAAGTTCCAGCTTTATCTGATGAACCAACTGCTATATGCTGGTCTTGAACTGTTGATAAGGTAAATGCTTGCTCATCTTGACCTAAATAGCCTTTACCACCATTACCAGACCCACCTCTGACTTTAAAAGCATGGGCAACCGCATGAACATTAGCAGTTGTAAGAGTATTCATTGGGTCACCATCTTTACCTATTCCCAAACCATTGCCTTTTCCATCATTATTTCTATTTTTGCCACCACCTTGAAATTGAGTAGCTTGAGCATGAATAGGAATAGCAACATAGTTTTCATGACTAGTAGAAAAGCCACCTGGTCTGCTAAACCCAGATCCTGATGCAGTTAAAGTAGCAGATTTATCAGAAGCATAAGCAATTAATTGTTCTGTTTCATAGTCATTTCTTATTTTAGTTGTTAAACATTTAGAAACCCTATCAACTACACATTCTTCATGGTTGTTGCGACTTGCTCCAAAGCGAGCTGTAAGGGTGCCGGCAACTTCTTCCCCCGACTTTCTGCTCTTCTTAGTATTCCTGCACAAGCTTTCGGACTCAAATAGAACTTTTGCGGTAGGTCTCCAGTCTCCAAGATGTCCGACAACAAACACTCTTCTTCTTCTTTGGGCCACTCCGAAGTATTGAGCATCCAACACTCTGTAGCTGAACCCATACCCGAGTTGAGCCACCGCTCCGAGGAAGGATCCAAAATCCCTTCCTTTGCCTGAACTGAGGACACCTGGCACATTTTCCCAAATGAACCACTTGGGTCTAAACTTATCAAGAATTCCACAATAGGTGAGTGCAAGATTTCCCCTTGGATCTTCAAGTCCCTTCCTAAGGCCTGCAACACTAAATGATTGGCAGGGAGTTCCCCCGACCAAAAGTCCAATTGTTCCAATTTCCCACTCCTTATATTTTGTCATGTCCCCCATATTTGGGACAGTTGGATAATGATGTTTCAATACTTCACTTGGAAACTTCTCAATTTCACTATAAGCCGCAGCTTCCCAGCCAAAGTCATGCCATGCAACAGTTGCAGCCTCTATTCCTGAACAAACCGATAAATATCTCAAAATGGTGCATCCTCATAAACAGGTTTCTGTTGTTTTTTTGCAACAATCTTCCAATCAGGTCTTGTAGAAACTAAGTATCTAGCCTCAGTTCTTGATTTAACAATTCTGATTAGTCCTAATTCATCATAAAGCTCATAAATCATTAAGCACCCCCTTGCATTAGTCTTTGCCTATACTGACCCTCAGTTTCACCAGCTCTAGGCTCTATGCCTAATTCCTTGCCTTTAGCCATGACTCCTGCCAAAGTTTGATGCCATAAAACTGTAGGCTTATCAGGGATAGTAATGGATGAACCTTTCTGATTCCTTACCCAGTTTCTCCAAGTTGCTAACCAATCAAGCTTACATCCTTTTTGACCAGGCACAGATACCCAATAGTCTTTAAATTGATTCCAAATGGATTCAGGTTTTAGATCAGGTCTCTCTTTCTTGCAAAAATCAGCCCATTCTTTTGGCAACTCTTCAATCTTTAATCTCTGAGCCTTGGGTGCTTTAGCACCAATACTATGGTTATTGGTTAATGGTTCTTGGTTCTTGGTTTGCATTGGGGGGTGTTTAGGGGGGGTATAACCACCCTTTCCCCATCTTATTGCTGCACCTTTCTTCCCCCCATCTTGCATGGCTTTATATTTGGCTATTTCTTCATCAGCCCTTTTATTTTTCCAGCCTTCAGGGGTTTCTTCAAAGAACTCTACAAGAATCATGGCTACTATTTCTTCAGTAGATTTAATCCTTCTAGCTAGAAATCCTAGATTCTTTTTAAATGGTGTTTCAGTTTGATAGTAAAGGTCAATTAACCTTCTATAAGCCAAATCTTCCTCATTGGAAAGGTGGCTTGTGTGGGATATATAGTCCCCAATATGAAATGGGTAGAAATTCATGTCTTTCCCTTAAAAGACCTTCACTAAAAAGAATGGGGCAGGTGGGTGAAGGGAATCCACTTTTCAAGAGCTACTCTAGCCCCCAAACAAGATTAAACCATATTTTTTATAAATGCAATAGCTTCTTCTACTGAATTAATCCTAATAACAGGTGATCCTTTCCAATTACCCTGAAACTCTATCTGAGCTGGGGTAAAGGTGGCCTTGCTATCTTTTTTTACTTCCACTAGGTAAGTCTGACCATTTATACCGACCAATAAATCAGGGCAGCCTTTGCCTACCTCATGCAAATGAAAGACCGATGCACCCATAGCTCTTAGATGCTCAACTATGGCTTTTTGGTTTATATCTACTCTTTTTGCTCTCATAGTGCTATAATAAGCGAAACCCTTAAAGGTCTGCAAACCAATAAGGGCTTCTAACCACCACAATTATTGGAGAATTGCATGGCTGATCAAGATTCTACACTTACCAAAGAATATCTACAATCTATCTTTGAATACAAAGATGGTAATCTTTATAGAAAAATAACAACTTCACCAAAAGCAAAAGTTGGAAAAAAAGTAGGATTTTTAATATCTAGAAAAAGAGTTCAAACAGTTTTAAACAAAAAATATTATTTAGTTCACAGGCTAATATTTATGATGTTTCATGGCTATATGCCAAAACTTATTGACCATATCAATGGTAATAGCTTAGACAATCGCATAGAAAACTTAAGAGAAGCAACTCATTCTCAAAACTGCATGAATAGAAAGTTGTCTAAATCTTCTAAATCTAGAGTTAAAAATGTGTGCTTAAACAAGCCTACAAACAAGTGGAAGGCTTTTATTACAGTAAATAACAAGCAAATACACTTAGGATATTTTGTAGATATTAAAGATGCTGAACAAGCAGTTATTGAGGCTAGAAAAAAATATCACAAAGAATTTGCAAATAATGGATAAATGAAAGTTTCATGTAAGGTTCATCAACTAAATTATCAATATCGCAACAGTTTTGAAAGGTTTAAAAATGTTAGACATAGTTAAAGGTTTGTTTTTAGGTGCTTGTTTCATGTTGCCTGTAATGCTATGGGCTTTTGGGTTTTTAGGTTAAGGAGATTGCTATGACTTATGAAGAATTGGTAA